TCAATCCTCCACCGTCAGCACCTCGATGCGAAGGCCGCGCCCGCTATCGTCGGGTTCGACCGCGATGTCGGCGACGATATGCCCCGGCAACCGCCATTCGACGGCGCTCAGCCGCGCGCGTAGCGAGCGGCGGATCGCTTCGAGGTCGCCGACCGCCGCCTGACAGGGGAACGCATGGCGCGCGCCGACGAAGCTGGCGCTTGCCCACGGCCGCCAAGTCGATGCGCCGAGCGTGAGGCCGGGCGGCAGTTCGCGCGCGAGCAGGCGGCCCAGCCGGCCGTGCGGGCATGCATGGGGGTGCGGTGTGGCGAGGGACGTATGGATCATGGCCGGGCCTCCATCGTGGCGGCGCGCATCGCGCGGGTGCGGCGGTCGCCGTGTGACGCGCCAATAATCCTGTTCGCGGGACATGGTGGGATATGGGGGCACTTCGGCGGGATGAAGTCCTAGGAAATCCGGGATTTTCGGCGACGCCATGCGGGATGAATAGTTTTTGGCGCGGGATGCGGTCATCGGGGCGAAAATCGGGTTTCAAGGGGATTGAAAAGCGCAGAAATGCGTCGGCGCGTCAAAGTTATGCGGTCTGCGAACATTGACGCGGGAATCGGCGGAATTCTGCGGGTCGGCGCCGCACGACATTTCTGTCGCACGACGCCGAACATTGACGCGAACATTGACGCAAACGGCTGGGCATTTTCCCTCGACCGCGCATTGCCCGCGCCTAGTCAAAAAGGCGACCATCCGTGCCGGGAAAAGTCAGCGCTGAGAGTGCGCCACGCGAGCGCCGCAGCCATGCTGAAAACCCCGTTACCGGCTCCCCTGGTGCGGTCCACCCGATCGGCCATCCCATCATCCAGTCGAAGAAGCGCGGGCTGGAGATCAGGTCGCTGATCGAGGACCCGGCGCCAAAGCTGAAGCTCACCCGGACCGGGTGCGGCGAGGGGGGCATCGCAATAGGCGTCCAGCCCATTGCCCGCATCACGATCCACAGGTGCGACCAGGCGCGCGCCGCGTTGGTGAGACTGAACTGTCCGCTGCTCGTCTTCGCAATGTTGTAGGGCGAGGTCGGCCGAATCGTCCCGCCGACCATCAGGTCCGGCATATAGCCCGCATCCGAGGCCGTTGGCGTAGGCCAGGATGAAGAGCCGTCGCCGGCGATGGCGAGCGCCCGCTTCTCGCGCTGTGAACAGGCCCGCTTTTGCGCGATAGCCCATGCGGCGAAGGCTTGCCGCGACCTCGGCAAATCCCAGATCGATATGTCCTTCGACATTTTCGAGGAAGACGGCGAGCGGGGCGACCTCAGCGATGATGCGCTCGACGTCGGGCCAGAGGTGGCGCGGATCGCGCGCACCCCGGCGGCGACCGGCAAGGCTGAAAGGTTGGCAGGGATAGCCGGCAGAGAGGATATGAACGCGGCCGCGCCACGGTCGGCCGTCGAAGGTTTTGAGATCGTCCCATATAGGTGCCTGATCCAGGGCCGCGTCTGCCATCCTCGCCACGAGAGTGGCCGCTGCGTGAGCTTCCCGCTCGACGTAACAGACAGTTCGATATCGAGGTTCGGCGATTGCGATGCCGAGGTCGAGGCCGGCATAGCCGGCGCAAAGTGACAAACCGAAGAGGTCATTTGTTTGGGGGGGACGTAGAGCCACAATGGCATTCTCCGCTGGGTGCTCGTTCGGCGCTCGGAGAAGGGCTCAGCGGCCTCACCTGATTGATTTGCCGGCAGCGCCGGCATTTGATTTCTATCGTGCCGACGATGGCGTCGGGATCGCATTTGAACAAAAGAGCGCGGCATCCGCCGCACCTGATCGACTCCTGCATTTGAAGCACCTATCGAACCCCAGCCGGTGCGCCGGTGGGGGAACTGCGCGATGCCGCGGCATCGCAAGGTGCGGGACTGGCTTCCTGCGGTGGTGGGCGCTGCAACGCCCATTGCCTCCCCCTTTCGAAGGTAGACAGATCGTGCCCGGATCAGCAGCGCCGAAGCGGTCGCCACCGGGAATTGAGAATTAAGGGGGTCGCTGCTATATGGGGCGTGCAGCGGGCGCGACGCGGTGAATTCTTCCCACCGTAGCGCGAGGCTAATGGCCTTTGACCGCTTAGCAGGGGACAGGAAGTCCCTGCCGCCCGCTGCCCCGTCCCCCATCATTGCCGCCGATCCAGCACGATATCGAGGTTCCGCGTTTCCGCGGCGATGTTGCGCGGCCGGCTCTTGTGGAAGCTGACCACGATCGGGAACAGGTCGCCGCGATCCTGACGGACGACGGCCTTCCAGATGCGGCCGGCCTGATCGGCGAAATAGACGAGCCGCGTATCGCCCTGCTTTGCGATCACGATCGCGTGCTCGATAATGTCCGGCAGCAGGCGATAATCGTCGATCGTCAGTTCGGCGTGTCCGGCCGATATCTGCGGAGCCTGTCCGCGCTGCTTTCGATAGACGCCGGCCGGCATGACCACGATGCGCGAAGATGAGCCGATCAACTCACGCTGCCTGTCGTCGATGATGGCGACGGGGAACGCCCCCTGCGGCATGGCGGCGAACTGTTCAAATGCCGGATCGTCGACCAGCTCGCGCAGCGTCCGTCGTGCCAGATCGTCAAAGCCCGATTCCAGCGCCGACTTGAGCGAGGCGGTCGCGCGATCGGCAACGACCCGAAGATGCGCCGTGCCGGGATTATACCCGAAGCCAGGCGCAATCCCTTCCGGCACCTCAATGATTTCGCCGGCCGCCGTGATGAAGTCGTGTCGCGGCGGATCAGGCGCTTCCCCGACCGTCCAGCCCATGCGCTGCATGCGCGCCTCGCTGACCTGTTCGACACGGCAATTGCAACCCCAGCCATTGGGGGGAAACATCCACTGCCAGGCCGGATCGTCGACGCGCAGAATGAGGCCGTGCCAGCTCTTGTGATTGAGGCGCGGGTGCTTGCGATAATGATCGGAGCGGTAGCGCAGATAGGGGAACAGCGTCTTTTCGCGCTGATATTTGCGCCAACGAGCAGCCGCGATGCTCATTCGGATATTGGTCCGATAGATGGTGCGCAGCCGATGCTCATTGACGACAATCGGATCGGCAGTGCCGGTTAGGGCTTCGTCCTGGACGACGCCCCACCATCCGTGCTTCTTTAGCTCGGGGATGATGTTAGCCTGCCATTGCTCGAAGGTGCCGCCGTTGCGGACGACGTCATCGAGCGAATCGTGGATTGAAACGAGAAGGTCGAGCTTCGCGACTTTGGCGACCGTGAAATAGGCGGCATGCTCTTCCTGCCACGTGTCGGTCCAGTGGGTTGAAAGCCGATAGTCTGATCGCTGGGTCCAGGCGGCAATGATGTCGCCGGGGTCCATATAGATCGTATCGCCGAGGGCTGGGCCGTCGGCCATCACTTCAGCGCCAATGGTGCAGCCGAGCTACCGACACCCATGTGAAGCGGGACGTCACGGCCAGCATCATGGCCGCGCCAGTAGTCATCAGCGGCACCGCGACCTTTAATTTTGGCTGATCGTGCTCCGACGGTGGTGAGATGCGGATATCGCTCGGCGAGATACTGGCCGACCAGCTCCTCCTGTTCGCATTCGGGCATCAACTCGGCGATCTTACGATAGACAGCTATCGACCAGCCTTCGCAGAAGATATCGGCCCGCTGGCGTTTCCGCCCCGGTTTGCAGCGCTTGAGTCGCGATGCGATGTATTCTGCGCGCGCAGACTTTAGCCGGCGAAACAGCACGGAAAATGCGTAGGACGCGATTTCAGCGGCGGGTGCGCGGCCCACGTAGGTGCGATCGCCATCTTTGTTGATAAAAGCCTCGACGCCGAGTGCGCGACGGACTGCGAGACAGAGGTAGGTTTCCCAACGGGGCGGCTTTTGCGTGCGTGATGCGCGAGCGCTCGCCTCCTCGATCTCGGCCATCGCGATGTGCGCATCTGATAAACCGTGCGCGTCCATCATTTCCCGCGCCTTCGCCAGTGCGGCAGCGGCTTCGTGTTCGGTCGAACCTTTCGCCAGCGCGAACAGCTTGCGAATCTTGTCGATGATGGCGCGATCAGTCACGGTCACTCTCTTCGGCATCGAGCGCGACGGCCAGTCCGGCAGCTTCGAGGTCGGCGCCGATCGGCGCGGGGTCGCCGGGAGCGGCTTCGATGGCGGCGAGAAGCTCGGCGGGCGATCGGGCGGTGCGGATCGCGTCGAGCATCGGCTGGGTGAGCGCGCGCACGGCGCGATAGCCGTCCTCGGCGATCAACTCGTCGACGAGCTGGTCGATGGCGCTGTCGGGAACGTCGGGCTGGGCGGCCGTCTCGGCGAAGCTCGCCCCCCGAATGCGAGCTTCCCAATCCTCCTGCACCGGCTCGAACACCTCGGCACCGAAGCGCAGTTCCCCGCGGAAGGGACCGACCGTCGACAGGTCGACGTCGCCGGCGTCGTCGGCGAAGGTGATGTGCGGGAAATAATCCGCGAAATCCCAACTCGCCCCGCGCTCGCGCATCTCGCGGTTGCGCTGTTCGAGATGGCCCGAGAAGAAGTGCAACGCGATGACGCCGTTATCGCCGATCCGATCGACGATGCGCGGCCCGCCGATCGGGACGAGGTGTTCGCTGGTGTCCGGACCCCAGCCCCAGAAGCCACCCATCTTCAGCCAGTTCACCGGGCGCTTCGAGTAAGCGACCGTTGCGTGCAAGCTGTCGGCCGGGCGAAGCGAGCGGAATCCCTGCGCGGTCGCCCATGCGAGCAATTCGTCCGCATTGAGGAGGGGGCGATAGACGTAGAGCGGGCGTGGATCGAAGGCGGCGAAGCTGGCCGCCCGATCGTTCGGGTCGTCAGCGTCGCCGGGATCGCTCGGCGGCCTACCGCCAGCCTTGTCGCGTCCGGGCGCTTTCGGCGCCGACTTGCGGACGTAGCCGTCGCCATAGACATCGCGGAAGCTCTCTTCGGTGCGCTCCCACCCAAGGCTGTCGAGAATCCTGTCGGTCTCGGCCTGGGCCTTGGTATCGGCCTCCTGCTCGACCGGGCGCGACACGATCGGGCTGGCGACGTCGGGACCGTAATTCAGATCGGTCCACCAACGCGGAACGTCGGTGTTGAAGCTGTCGCACAGCAAATCGCTGTCCGATTTGACGACCTCGAACTTAACGTCCTGGTGCACTTCGGCCTGGCTCCGGCTGGAGCCATTCTGCGTCGTCATCGTCTGGGACAGGATAACCTTGGCGATAGCCTCGTCCATCATGCGGCAGAGTTCCGCATAATCGGCCGCGCCCGATCGTGCTGCCTCCAGCAGCTCGATCATCATCCCGTCGGGGACGGTGATGCCGCTGTCTGTGGCGATCGCCTGAAGCGCGGCGAGGAGCTTGGCCTGTTCGGACTTCGGTGTGCCGGGCCGGTATTTTCCGACGGCGGTGGGTGAACCGAACTTGTCGAGGAAGGTGTTCCAGAATCGGATGCCGTTGCGCTTGAACAGCACCGGCCAATAGAGCCATTCGGCGAGCCCGCGGCCATAGGGCTCGTCGTCGTTCGACCCGCCCGCCTTGAACACCCAGAACTTCTTGTCCGGGAGAATTTCGCCGAGACCGCCCGCGGTGGTCAGCAGACGCAAGCGGTTGTCGGCGTCGTAGCGGAAGCGCCGCGCGTGGCGGACCTTGATGCGATCGATGTCGAGCAGCCCGTCGCGGGGCGCCCACATCACCTCGGCCACGGCAGTACCGTTGAAGAAGCCATAGAGCATCTTGTCGGTGATGCGATCCCAGCCGATGCGCATCATCGTCGCGGCGAACTTCTCGGCCGCTTCGACCGATCGCGGATCGTCCTCGTCGCCGGGAAGAACCGACCATGTGTGCTTTACGACCGCGAGGCGGCGCTGCTGGAAGGTCGATTTGACCTGATCATCCTGATAGATGCGGTCGTAGATGCCCCAATCGACCGCGCCCGCAAGGCGGGGGTCGCGCGGCTGTTGCAGGCCAGTAACCCAAGGCTGGGTGATGTCGCGGCCGTCGGCCGTCGTCGCGATCTCGGCGCGCAGCTCGGCGGGAAGGCTTCGGCCGCGGCCCCCGCGGCGGCGCCGACGATTGGAAGCGGTCATAGCGAAAAGTCTCCGTCATTGGTGCGTCGGACGGTCCCGAAGCCGGTATCGGTGATTGAGAATTGGCCGCCTTCGCTCTCGCGTTCGCCGCTGCTCATGAATTCGATCTCGCCGGGGTCTTCCTCGGCCGCGGCGACGAGGTGCATGCCGGCGATCGCGGTGTCGCCGTGGCGCTTGGTCTTTTTGCCGTCTTCCCTGCTGGTCTTCGGACCATCGGGAATTTTAGGAATGCCGCGGATTTGCTTGATCATGCGGAAGTCGTCGAGGACGCCCTCGTCCTCGGGGATCAGGAACGTCCCGTCGGTAATCCCCGACTTCAGCAACGGCATGTAGGCGAGATAGGTCTTGTCCGACGCCATGACGGCTTCGATCACGTCGAAGCCGAATTTCTGCTGCATCTTCTCAGCGAGTGCGGCGCCATTACCGCGTGCGTCCATCTTGCCGCGGGCGAACATCGGGACGCGGCGCAGCAGCGTCTCGACGATATATTCCTGCTCCGAGAAGGGCACGTTGCGCATTTCCAGCGTGAGCCGGGTGACGAGGTTCATCGACGCGTCGTGTTGACCCAACATGATCGGGGAGACGTCGCCGCTCCGGGCAAAATCCTGCCCCATGAACGTGCGGCGGCTTCGGTCGAAGCTATCGAGCCAGGGGTAAACTTCGTCTTCGAGAAACTCGTTCACCCACTCGCGACGCGATTCCTCGCTGAGCTTCTCGAAATCCCGCGGGCAGGCCATGCGAACGATGGGCAAATCGGGGCGCATGGCGCGTTTGATCGTGGCACGCGCGAGATAGGTCCCGGTCCCGAGGGCGGGGATGACGTCCAGTTCCTCTTCGGCAGCATCGCCGTAGATCAGGCGAAGCTCGGCTTCCCACGCCTCCTCGGCTTCCTTGCTCCACTCCTTGCCGTTGACGAGGCAGATGCGCTTGTAGAGGCCCGCCTCGATCGCATCCTTGATCGTGATGCGGTGGACCTTGCCGCCCTTCTTCTTGGCGCGGATATCCTCGATCAGCGTGTTGAACGCGTTGTCGACGCCGTCGTGGGTGGAAATGACGATAACCTTGCCGCCCCACATCAGGGTGGCAAGGATCGCCTTGATCAGCGCTTCCAGATCGTCGTGGAAGGCCGCTTCATCAATGATGAAGATGCCTTGTTTACCGCGAACCGAGCGCGGGCTGGACGGAAGCGCGACGATGCTCTTCCCCGAAGGGAAGTCGATGCGGAATGTCTTGATCGACTTGTGATCGTCGCCCTTGATCAGGAAGCCGCCCCTTACCTCGCGCACCACGCGATGGGCTTCCTCGCGAAAATCCTCGTCTTTTGCGTCGGGGATTACATCGCCCTTGGCGTCGAGATAGCTGCCGTCGAAGCGCCGCTGCACCATCTCGTCGACGATGTCCTCGTCGGGCAGCGAGACGACAATATCCTCGAAGGCCTTCGTGAAATCGGCGCAATAGCCGATGAACTCGCGAGCCATGTCGAGATTGTAGCCGATGTAGTAGACGTTCTGCGCGCCCTTCGACGCGGACGCCATAAGCACGGCATAGGGCGAAAATCCGTAGGTCAGCCCGATGCGCCGCGACTTTTCGAAGACGACAAACTGATTGTCGTCGACGATCTCGTGGCTCTCGGCCTGGTAGGAGAGCAGGATGCCCGGCGTTTCGTCCGCAACGGCGTTCATCGGCGGCGCTTCCTGCTGCCGCGCCGACATTGCGCGAGGGGGCGAACGGTCGCGTCCGAATCGAACCAGGGCACGCCGCCGGCGACGATCGCGTCGACCAGTTTGCGGCCGACCGCGATGCCCGACACGCCGTCGAGGCTCACAAGGTCGACGTGCGGCGTGGCATGGCCGGTCCGGCGCGGAAGGCGGTGGTTCGAGACGCGCATCTTCCAGCGGCGACCGCTGGTATCGGTCACCGAAATGTAGATGCTGCCCGATCGCGTGACGCGGCTGCGCTCCAGCCTGCCATTGGTCAGGCCGAGCGCCATAGCATAGTCATAAAGGGCGGTTGCCAGGCGAAAGGGCGTTGGCGCAGCCCGCCCGTCCTGCGGGCTCCGACCAGCGAAACGGAGCAGCGGTTCCTGACGATCGGTGCCGACGCTCATTGCGGCTTGTCCGGGATGCCGAGAATCCGCCGCTTGATGAAATCGGCCTGCGCGTCGCCGGAGCCGGCTTCCTTCATCGCGGCGACCGCTGCGTCAGCCGCCTTGACGCGCTCGCTGGTGCGAATCTCGTCCTGATAGGCGCGCTTGTCGCGCATCGCGTTGATGACGTGGCGCAGCGAGCGCACCATCTTTTCGACCTTGGCCGCGTCTGGCGCCTCGTCGTCGGCCGCCGAAGCGTCGAACGATCGAAGGACTTCGGTCTGCGCCATGTGCAGCGCGATATCGACGATGCCGGTATCGACACCCTCGGGCAGATGCTTGCGCATCGCCTCGCGGACGGCCTTGTCGCGAATGACCGCCTCGACCATCGGACGATAGTTGCGCGCGTAGCGGCCGACGGCCGAGCGCGTGATGCCATATTCGGCAACCGCCTCGGTAATCTCGTCGATCGTGCAGCCGTCGGCGATCAGTTTCTCGACGGCAAGTTTCGCTGCCGGGTTGCGGTCGATGGAGGAACGGGGCGCCACGTCATTCGCCCGTCTTGTGACGGCTGACGCCCTCGAAACGCAGGCGTCCCATGGCGGCGTCGCGGCCGTCGCTGGTCGACGCAATCACGAGCATCGCCGGCGTCTGGCGCAGCTTCAGCAATCCCTTGTCGGACAGCCAGCGGATTTCCTCCGCCACGTCCGCGCGGGCGACGGGGTGGCCGATCTCGTTGAGAAGGATGGTCGCAGTGTCGTCGTCGACCTCGCCCCCGACATCGAGGATGAGATCGAGGATGGCGCGCCGAATGATCGGGGCGAGCTTCGGGTGGATCATCGCCGGGCCTCCGGCAGGGCGAGCCCCTGAAGCCACTGGCTTTGCGCCTTGAGCTGACGGTGGACGCCCTCGATGCCGCCTTCGAGGCGGCTGAGGCGGGCTGTCACGTCGGCGAGCTTGCTGAGCACCTGGACGCGCGTCGGCTCGCCTTCGAGGTCGGCGCGCAGTTCCTTCAGCTCGACCTCGAAGATTCCGACCTTCGACTTGAGATCGGCGATATCGGCGACCGCGCGATTGAAAGCCGCCAGTTCGGGGAACTTGGTGCGGAGCCAGAGCAGGCCGATCGCCAGCAGAACCGGCATGGCGAAGACAGCAAGCGGCCAAAAAACCATGACCTTTGCCAAGATGGAACCCATGTGAAACCCCAATGCAGAAGCAAGACAGCGGCGCCGGAAGGCGCCGCGCGCGGGGTTCACATTGTCAGGTCGGGGCCGGCGGATTGGGTGTCCGCTAGCAGACACCTAGTCACCGGGGATGCCGGCGAGGTCGATGATCTCTATCGCTTCTCGCGGTGGGCAATGTCTTCCAGATCAATCCGGAAATCTTCCCGGTCACGATGAAAGCCGATTTCGTAGAGCAGCGCCGCCGCGATCGCCGCGTCTTCCAGGCGGCCGCCACGATCGATGACAGGCATTTCGGCCAGCTCGCCCATCGAATAGGCGAGGCTCGAAACCGCCGCGCCGCCTTCCTCGATATTGACCATGTTCCGCCATCCGTCGGGATTTTCCCAAGGCGCGCGATCGATAAAGGCGACGGCGTCGGTCCGAACCGGGACGACGGCCGACCAATCGAACGATGCCATTGGCCGGTCGCCCCACTCGGCGCGGAAGGCGGCGACGATTTCATCGAACGGAGTCGCGGTCAGGATCGAGCGTATCGTCTTCATTCGGGTGTCACCTTTTGTGGCGCGAACATATCGAGCTGGCGAGGGTCATGGCGCGACCGGCGCGGCACATAAGGTTCCACTGCCTCGCCCTCGTCGGTATGGTGGACAAGCTGGCTGATATAGCTGCGCGACGTACCGAGAATAGGAACGGCTTCGCCGATCGTCATCCTGCCTTCCCGGATCGCCGCGATGACCCCGGCGCGGCGCGCCTCGTTGAGCGCCGCGCGGCCGACGGGCAGGCGGATGCGGTTGCAGGCGTAAACCTGTGACATGATCGCCGCGCCATCGCTGCCGATCACGTCGGCGAGCCGGCCCCGATCGGCCGAGGCGGGCACGTAAACCTCCTGTCCGCCCAGCGCATCGATGACGAGCAGCGTCCGATAGGGGCCGATATGGGCCGCCATCTCGCGCATCTGGTCGGTCCATTTGCGCGTGACGCGAGCGTCGCGCGGAATCGGCAGATCGTCGATCGTGCACGGGCGGCCGGGTTTCACGCCTCGCGCTCCTGTTCTGCGAAAGCGTCGCGAATGCGCGCGACAGCCGTCGCGAAGTGCTTCGGGTTGTGCTCGATGCCGGTGAAGGTCCGCCCCGCGCGGATCGCCGCGACCCCGGTCGATCCGGTCCCCATGAACGGGTCGCAGATCGTCCGACCTGCGACATTGCGGACGATCTTCGTCATCACGGCATCGGGTTTGGGCGTGGGGTGGCCATAACGCATGCGGCCGCGGGCCGACCCCGCCGTCACGATGCGGAACAAGTCCCTGAGCTGCCCGCGAGGATGAAAGTTGCCGGACCAGGCGTGGATATAGGGTTCGACATCGGGCCGATAATGCTTGTTGGCGACGGGCTGCGGGTTGGTCTTTTGCCACATGCACAGGACCACCCGTTCAAAGTTGCCCGCGACGAACGGGAGCAGGTCGGGCAGCTGATCATTGTGGCAGAAGACCACCACGCTGCCGCATAGCAGCGGGTTGATGATGCGCTTGTCGAAACCCTGGTCGAGCTGCTGCTCGATAATCTCGTCCATGCCCTTGCGCGACGCGCGATAATGCCCGCCGCCCTGCGCGCGGAACTTGTAGCCCGGGTCCATGACGTCGGCGTCCATCCGGCCCAGCGTCGGCCGAGTGGCATAGGCATCGCCGAAGAACAGGCGGTGCGGACCAATCTGCACCAGCTCCGTCATCGCGCCGCGTCCTTCATCCTGGGATGAGCTGCCCACTCGGCGGCATGTTTCGGGCAGAGGTCTTTGCGCTCGGCAGGTTTGTGGGTGCACGCCGCGCAGATCGGCGCGTCGCAGGTGCCGGAGCGCCGGCCCTTGACCTTCCAGTCGCAAAGGAGGCCGGCAGGCTCGCCGCACTGGACGCAGCGCCGTCGCGTCCGCCGCCCCGTGCAGACGAAGCCGCGGGCGCCGTCGCCGAAATTGACCGGGTGGCAGGTCATCGGCGCACCTTTTCGTCCGGATCGAGGCCAAATCGCCGCGCTAGCTGACGCGAATAGGTGCGCCCAAGCGCGAAGGTATCGGCGATACCTACCCATCTGGGATTTACTCGCCCGGTCCGTCCTCGCGCACCGCGAACGGCGCGCGCCAACAAATCCGCGCCCGGGATGTCATCGACTGACGGGGCGCGGGTGTTCCATGCGCTGATGGCTTCGGCTTCGGTAAGCCTGTCGCCGGGGCAAGCGTGACAGACTCGGCAAAGTATCCAGTGCCGAGTTCGCGTCGGGCTGTCGACGTGGAAGCAGCGAACTGCCTCACCACTGCAAAACGGGCATGGCTTTAGCGCTTCGCTCACAGCCGTTGCTCCTTTGCGAGGTGCGCCCGGTATTTCTTGCCCAGGCGGCGGATGCCTTCGTCCAGTTCGGCCGGGCTGAAGGACCATTGGTTCTTTGTCGGCCGTTCGACGGCGTTGCCGATCCAGTCGTAGAGCGCCGCCTTGTGGAGAAGGCCGGCGCGATCGAGGCGATCGCCGAGGGCCGCGATCACGGCGTGGCGATCCGCTTCGGCTTGCGTGAACGGCGAGCCGTCGACGATGCAGCTGGTGGCCGCGACGCCGGCGATTTGTTCGGCCGACCACCACATGACGCCCTCGCGCTCCAGCCAGCTCTTCATCGCTTCGATGACGGCAGGGGCGTCCCGGTGGCCAAGCAGATTGATGTGCTGGATATAGGTCTGGCGCTTGACGAAGACGTTCAGCGCATCATCGTCGGGCCGCTCGATCGCGCCGATCCAGTAGAGCGACCACCATAGCGCGCGGATTTTGCCGACGTGCGGGCGCCGTGACTTCGGCCCCTTCCAGCCCCGATTGAAGTGATCGCGCAGCCGCACCAGCTCCGCGACGGTCATCTTCGTCATCGAATCCTTCTTGATGATCCGCTTCTGCACCGCTTGGCGGGTCTCGTCGTCGATACCCTGACGATTGCAGGCGGCCATGATCGCCCGCATCAGCGCGACCTCGGGCGATGGCGTCGCGCGGGCGACTGGACGGCGGGCGGTCAATTTTCGTCTCCGCGATAGGGCAACATCAGAAGCGGTGCAGGCGCGGTGATCTTGCTCGGTCCACGCCGACGCGGCCGGGGTGGATGCCGCGCGACGGCGTCGGCGACGCGCTGCTCGGTTTCAATTTCCTCGAGCTGGCGCAGCACGCTGGCGAGCGCATAGGGATCGGCTGTCACCAGCTCGATACGAACGACGCTCGTCACCTTCTTCGCGCCGCTTGTCGTCGTGGCAGCGTATTTCTTCAGCCGCACATCGTGATCGAAGTAGATCCCGCTCACGATTCCGCCTCCCGGCGCCGCGCAGCGCGGAGCCAGTTCTGGAGAGCACCGGGCAAGCCGGAGGTCGACGAGGATGAGACGCCCGCATGGCGGACCGTGACGCCATCGAAACGGTCACGGATTTTCGCCCCCAATGCTTCGAGCGCAGCGCTCGCAACGACCTTCATCTCGGCAGTGGCGCGGCGGTGTCCGTCGTAATCGTCGAGGATCGACGGTGCGGCATTGCGCGCGGCGTTCATGCGCCCGAGGATCGCTTCGATATCGCGGATGGCATCCGGGAGGGCGCTCATTGACCGCCTCCGCTTCCGGACAGCCAAAAGTCAGCACGATCGGGACAGCCGAGATAGCGGGCGAGCAGGCGTGTCGCCTGTTCGACACCCATTATGTAGGCGTCGAGTTCTTCCTCGCTTTCGAGCGGCAGACCGGCGGGTCGCTCGGAATTCGCGGTGAGCGCGGCGAGTATGAGCTTATCGAACGCGTGGTCCCGCGCTTTGTCGAAAGGGATGCTCATTGGACCGCCCCCTGCTCGCGACGCGCCAGTTCGGCCCGAAGGGCGGCGGTCGAAACATGGGCCAGCGGTGCGCGGTTGATGTCGATCCCGCGCGCGGCGCGCGAGCGGCGGACGAGCTTGCCTTGCTCGATCAGGCTTTCGACGCGCATATGCGCGCCCGACTTCGCCTTCAGCCCGAGATGATTGGCCATTTCCTGATAGGTCGGGGCGATACCCGTCGCGTCGATTTGTTCCCGGATAAAGTCGAGAAGCTGCTTTTCGTGCGGAGTCATGAAATCACCTCATATTCAGCGATGTCGAAGGGGTGCCCGGTGATGGTCCAGCGGCAGCCATGGCGGCCGTCAGCGGCCCAGCCCTTGGGCGTGATGGGAGAAACGGGGTCCCGGCCACAGACGGAGCCCTCGACCAGGCGCACGATGACGCGCTTGCCGATTGCTTCCTCGGGACAGTGGCCGGGGTTCGGCTTCACGGCGCGGCGATCCGCTGAAGAACGCCGGTCCGCGCGAATTCCCGCGCATCGACGATCATCTGGTTTTCGATCGCGGCGCGCGCTTCCTCGCGGGTCAGGCCTTGATGCCGCAGTTCCCGCCACAGCGGCCGATATTCGACCGCCAGCCATCCCGGCGACTTGGCCGCGCGCAGTCGCAGCACGCGATAGTCGTTGGCCGGTCCGGCGCGCTGGGCATCGAGCTGGGCCGCATAACGACCACGCAACGCGGGATCGGTCGCCAATCGGCGGCGCAACGAATTTGCGCGCCGGGCGATCAGTGCCGGCGTATTGCGGGCCAGCTGGGCGCAGGAGGCGCAGCGCCCCGATCTGTTTTGCCGGCAGATAGGTCGCCCGCAGCGACACCGGCGGCCCGACGTCATTGCATGGTCGGCCATACTTCGGCCCCCCGCTGAGCATCGGTCGCTTCCGGCGATACCTCCGTCAAATGGTCAGCGAAGACGCCGCAGAAGCGATCGAGGTCATCGCTATGGAGGCAAGCCGCCAGCGTGCGGCCCGTAATCGCGTCCGTGATCGCAATCGCCAGCTGGCCATCGACGATTGCAAAGCCGATGCCGGTGAAGCGTTCGTCCAGCGTACCCAGCTGATCGGACGTCACGCTTGCCCGGATCATGTGGAACCCAACCCGATCCGAGGTGCTGGCTTCAAATCGCTTTTTCATGTGTTTTCACCTCGGCTGCATTGAAGATGTCGGAGAGGAAGGCGGTGACTTCGGCCGCGTCGGCGGGGCCGCCGCCGACGACGCGGCAGAGCCCGAAGCGGGGTTCGTCCTCGTGGCTGGCCCACGCGGCGAGGACGGCGGTCCCATCGGCGTTCGGCGCGATCGAAGCCGTCCAGCCGTTCGCGAAGCGGAGGAGGATTTGCGTCTCGCCCGCGCTGGCGCCGCGCACCCGGATCACGGCCGGGCCTCCGCGATCGCGGGGGCTGGCGCGTCGACCAGCTCCGGATCAGGTTCCTTCGGGGCCGCGCGGTCGATGAAGAATTCGTCGCGCTGGGAGACGGTAAATCCTTCATCGCGGATGCGATCGACAACCGGGCCGGTAGCGGTCGCATTGCGGAGGAGGCGGATGATCGCGGGCTTCTCCAGCTCGGTCTTCACGCGGAGCAGGTCGGCAGCGCCGGGAAAACTGGCAACGATCGACTGGATGAAATCGACGGCGTTCGCGACCTTCATCCCCTTCGGGAGCTTGAGCGCCGGCGTCGTCGTGCGATCGCCGATCATGGCGCCGGCCAGCTCGATCGACTTGCGCTCGCCCTTCGTCATTTCGGAACCGGCGACGGCCCACCAAGCGCGGAGCTGAAGGAAGAGATCGTCGGCGGCGGCCTGGGCCGGCGCGACCAGCTCGTCGCGCGTCGCCTGAATGCGGGCGATCGCTGCGTCGGCGTCTGCCTTCCCCAGCTCGATCGCGCCTAGCAGTGACAGGTAGGCTTCGATCATGGCGATCGCTTCGGGGAGCGTCGATGGTGCGGCCTGAGAGGGAGCTTTACGGCGACCCATGGGAATTCCTTTCAGATGAGCGGGGCGAAGATGATGGCGGCGGCGAGGAAGCCGCCGGCGAGCGCGGCGGAGACGACGAGCAGCAGCGTGTGGGCGAGCGACGGCGGGGGAGGCGCGATCATAGGAACACCGCCATGACGCCGCCGACGAGCATCCAGAGGAGGGGAAAGAGCCACGCGGCCGCGATGGCAGCACCGCGCCATTGCGCCCGGCGGATTTCGGGAGACGGCCGCATCATGCTTCCTCCCCTTGGACGTCCGGTGCGTCCGTATTGTTCGGGCAGGTCGGGCAAGCGGCGCGGTGGAGATGGTGGATCGAATTGCGCGGCGGTAATGTCCGGCGCCGCGCGGTCATGCAGTTCGCCAGCGGGATCGGACCCCACAGCGGGCAGACGACGTCTTCATGCCCCCAGGCGGCGCGGACGAGCTTCTCGGCCTCGGAAAGGTCGCCGGTGTAGCAGTTGTTGAGGATGCGGCTGACATACGGGTTGGACCTGCCCAGCTTCTCGGCAGCCCCCCGCTGGCTGGTCGCGTCGCAGGCCGTGGCGAGCAGGTGCACCCAGCGCGGCATGTCGACACCCCACGCCGCGCGCGCGCGATCGAGGTTGGTCAGGTCCCTGTTAAGGTTACTGGACATGGTTAACTTACCCCCCCATCCGAAGGGCGTGATGCCGGGCGCTCCCGGCGCGGGCCGCGGCGTCCGCGCAGCGTGATGAGGGTGCCGTCGCGGTTGTCGGTGACGCGGACGACGGGGTGCCCGTCGTCGTGACCGCGGGACCATGTGGGCGCCAGCGGCCCCCAGCGCCGGGCGGCAGCGGTCGACCAGCCATCGGCGGTGCGAACCAGCCAGCCGCCGCGCTCCAGCACGTCGATCATGTCGCGCGCGCTGCGCGGGTTGGCTTCGGCCGCGATGATGAGGGTGGTCAGATCGAAGCTGCGCAGCACGCGCATCGCGGACCACAGGCGCTGTCGCTGGTTTCGGCGGGGGAGCGGGTTCCTGCGCGTAGGCGCCGGCAGCAACGGCGGCGATGCCATATTTAGGCAGTTCCTTTCGAGCGAATAGCGAGGAGGCTTGCCGTCGACCACGTCGACGAGGCGCGCCGAAACCCAGCGACCGAGCAGGGTTTCGAGCAGCTTGAGCGTGGCGCCGCGAGTCGGTCGGGCGTCCTCACAATGGCCGACGGCCGCAACGAGCAGGTCCAGTTCGTCGACGGGTTCGGGCGCGAAGCGCAGTTCGGTCCACAATGCCTGCGCAGGGTTTTTCAACCTGGGCGCAACGGCATAGGGGCTGGTGACGGCGAGCGCGGTCATGCCCATCGGAAGCCCCCGAATTTGACGAGGCTGCCGTAGAAGGAGCAGGATGGCGCGATGCAGGCGATCCTATCGCCGGCGTCATCATATCCAGTTGGGCACCGCCGATGAAGCTGCCGGCTCGCTTGGTCGATGGGGAATACGGCGCGGGTCCAAACTTCCTTGCCGCGCGTGCCTTCCCATGTGCGGAAGCTGACTTCGACGCACTTTCCCAGCGATGGATGCGTGGTGCGGCCGTGGCGGATAACTTCGCTCATGCCCCCATGCTCCGACGGGTCGGGATGTCGCCGGTTCGGATCGGGCGATTACCCCACCAGGCGCGATCGATGCGGTCGACGCCCTCAGTCGCGGCGGTGCGTCCCGCCTTTTTGAGGTTGCTGACGATGCGGCGGATCACGCCATGACAGCGTTCGGCGATGTGGATCGCCAGATCGTCGGCGACGATCCCGCCAAGCCCGTAGTGGTCGCGCAGGAGCAGCACGTCCTCGACCGACGCTGGCTGCGCCGGCGTGGCGACCAGGACGCGGTTATCGAAGCGGTCCCATTCCTTGAGCTTCGCGAGCAGATTTTCTTCGCCGATCATCATGATGGGGATCGATGTCGCGTCGTGAATGTCGCGGATGATCTCGACCGTCTTCTTCATGACGAGGCGGTCCATCTCGTCGACGATCAGCGCGCGCGGCGCGCGATTGAGTTCGTCGATGATCTGATCGAGCAAGTCGGCCGCTGTGCGGGCCGGGCGCATGATGCCGAGTTCCTCGGCCAGCGCACGGAGCAGCGGGAGCTGCGTCCAGAGACTTTTTGCAGCGATGTAGGCCGCGCCGGTCCGCGCAGCGGCGAAGGCGGATGCGACGGTCTTGCCGACCCCGGAATTGCCATAAAGGATACCGAGCCGCGTGGTGCTGTCGGCGGGCTCCTCCATGATCTCGTAGAGCGTCTGGATCGCGAGGGTCATGTTGGTCAGGGGCGCATAGCCGGACCTCTGGACGGCGGCCGTCGCTGGAGGCGTCAATAGGTCGGTCAAGGTCAATCTCCCTATGGTTGGTTGGCGGAGGATTTTGCGGGGGGTGCCGCGAAGTGGTCGGACACCATCCGCTGGGCGCGGTATTCGCTGGTGGTCACGTAGATGCGGGCCTTGCGCAGGGCGTCGGCGTCGACCGCCTCGCCCGCCGCGGCCCGCGCGATGATGGCGTCGGCCTCGCGCATCTTGTCGGCGCGCGACCTCGGCATCGGGACGATCGCGGCGGGCTGCGAGCGCACCGTGGATTCCGGCGAAGGGGCCATGCGTTCGCCGGCCAAGGCGTCGGCGAGCGTGTCGATCGCTGGCGTCGAGTGCGGCCGGGTCGGAAGCGGGAGCTGGACGAGCTTGCCCGCCGCCTCGGCATCGCGGCGTAGCCGGGCGTCGCGGGCGCGCTCGAAGCTGAAGCCTTTCGCCCGTGCCTTGAGGTCGGCTTTCTGGTCGCGCAGCCATTTCGCTTGCTGCGCTTTGGCTTCCTTCGCGAACTCGGCCTCCGACAGGCCGGAGCGGCCGGCGTTGACGGCGATGTCGATGAACAGTCCGTCGGGCGTAAAGACGAGCAGTTCGCCCAGCTCGTCCTCGTCGCGGCGGACGAGCACCTGTTGCCCGACCCACGCCGCCAGCGCCGGTGCCCAATAGCGGCCGTGCTGCCAGACGATGCCGCGCTTACCGACCGTGCGGGGGCCGACATTGGCGGACAGTGCCATGCGCAGGAGGTCGCCTCCGGGCGCAGCGCGCGCGGGAACCGGCGACGACTGCCATTTGCGCATCGGCGACATGCGCAGCGAGCCATGCTCGCGCAGATGGTAGACGCCATCGACCCACGCATCGAGGGCGGCCTGCAACTCGGCGGCCGACATGCGCGCCACGATGACGGGGCGCCCGGTCTCGTCACGCGCCTTGGCGCGAAGCTTCTGCGCTTCGGCGACGTTATGGCCGATGTAACCCTCGAACAGCTCGGCGCGCGCCCGCGCGAAGGTGCCGAACAGGCGTTCGACGTGCGGCTTCTTCTCCGGCGATCCGGGCGGGCACGGCCAATGCTCGATCCCGAGCAGTTCGAGCGCGGACACGATAGAGGCATTGATGAAGCCCGACCCCTGGTCGGTCATCACGCATTCGGGCATGACGCCCCATGCCTCGATCGTCGTGATGAGCAGCCGGCGAACCGACTGTGCGCTTTCCGATTCGCAGACCATGAAGCGGGCACGGCGCGACCAGCGGTCGATGACCTGGAGGACCATCTTGCGCCCGTCCGTCGTCATCACGTCGGCCGGCGTGGTGTCGAGTTCCCATATTTCGTGCGCGTGATCGGTGTTGGCGTCGGCGCGGCCGAGGGCGAGACGATACTTGCTCTTGTAGGCGTCGGGATCGCGGAAGGCGGTGAGAACGACTTTCCGTTCCTCCTCCAGCCGCGCGATGAAGCGCTGGAGCGAGCGGAGGGATGGGAGCGCGATGAATTCCTCGGCGAGTAGATCCCGGACCGTTGTCGCCGACAGGGCGCGGGCGCGCTTGGTGAGGATCAGCTCGACGGCAGCGGCGACGTCTGGATTGCGCGTGAAATAGTCGGTGCCGCGGGGCCGGCCCACCGGAGCCGCGACCGCCGCGGCTGCGCGACTGTCGCGCAATGCCGCCTGCGCATCGAGCGGTAGATCAGCGATGCGGTAGAGGCGTCCGCCGCCACGGCCGACTCGGTCGATGAATGCCCAGCCATCGGTCGCGGCGCGACGTAGCATGGCACTGTGCGACCTCGGCAACCCCGGAAGCGCGGCGGCGGCCAGCTCACGCGCCGATGCGAAACCGGGGAGTTTTGCCTCCGATGTGCCGTGCTGAGACGGTCCAACAGAAGAACATTGGGAGGACGTTGGCGCGACCCGGTCGTTGTGATAGGCCCGCGTCATGCCGACACCCGCGTTTCGTCGTGGGTGGATCGGTATCGAATGCGCTGACCTTTGGCGTTGTAACGAGAGGGCCAGATTTGATGAGGCTTAAGGCCGAGAAACCCCGCAATGAGATCGTCGAGCCGTTCGGAAGAGCGGCGCTCCAGAGCTGCGCCAACGGCCTGTTTCGACACGCCGGCCCTGCCCGCGAGATCGGTCAAGGTGCCCCCTTGCTTGCGAATTGCCGCCTTGATGTCTTCAGGGTGCCAATCGCACGCGTCGATTTGCCTTACGTTCGTCATGTTGACGTGTGTAATGTCAGGTAAAGCGTCAAGTCAACCTGAAAACGACAAGTCGCGGGTGCTCGGCTGGACTAGACAGTCAGCCGAAGCCCTGAGGCTCGCGATTTTTACCTACGGCCCGGCCTCAAGTGTGGCGGAAAAGGCGGGGATTTCGAGACAGTCACTCAATGCGATTACGTCGGGCTCTTCGACGCCTAAGGTCGGGACGTTGCGGGCGATCTGTGACGTCATAGGGCAACCGTTCGAGGAATTTGTCGACGTCGAGCCGGTCGAACCACAGAAGCGCGCGAGCGCCGATACGTCGGCCGTCGTCATGATTCACGAGATAGATCTCGCCTATGGGTTAGGCGCTACCTTCGTCGACGGCCTGCCGGTTACGGAAACGGCACGGCCTTTTCCGGCTGATTGGGTGCGGCGATACACCCATGCCCCGGTAAGCCATCTTCGCTTCGCGCCTGGCCGGGGCAATTCGATGTCGCCGACGATCGATGATGGTGACATCATGTTGATCGATCTTAGTGAGACTTCGCCATCCTTTGCTGACCTGATATGGGTTTGCGCGATCGGCGAAATGGGGATGGTAAAACGCCTGGCGACGCGCGCCGACGGCGCCATCGTGATCAAAAGCGACAACCCCAATGTGCGTGACGATGTAGCTTATGATGGCGAGATTCACATCGTAGGGCGCGTGGTCGCGGTAATTAAGAAGATTTAGGGGGACGGTGATGCGGGTGAAGTTGCTTGCTGCGGGTTTAATGCTCGGTTGTCTCCCGAGCGCGGCTGTCGCCGCGCCTGTTTATCTGAAATGCAAAATCGAGCAGTCTGATGGTCCATTAGATGTGAACTTCGTTTTGGACGAGGCTGTGCCGCGTGTCGCCGTCGTGGTGCCGAAAACCGGCGCGGTCGATCAGGATCGCGGGACGTTCTTGGCCGATCGCGTTCTGATCAAGACGGATGTGGCTGCTTATGAAATCAGCCGCACGAGCTTAGCTGTGATCAGGACGATACCAATGATCAAGGCGGTGGATCGGGGAACATGCAAAGTCGAAGAACTCCCGAAACGCGCATTCTAGTCGCGCACGAGCTGGCCTGGGCGCTCGCGTCGGTCGGCTTCTGTCTGCTGCTGATCCTGTCGATCGGAGCGCTTGGCGCCGGTCTTTGGTCGAGGTTCGGCGCGTGACGCTGTCGCCGGAGCAGCATGTCTGGGCCTGTGCCATCGAGGTCGAAAAGCAACACGGCGATCGCGCGCCGGTGTTCGTCGCGGAGCGGATCGGTGCGCTCGCGCTGGCCGGCGACGCGGCTGGTGTCGAAATGTGGAAGGCGATCGCGGCGCGGCTTGACCAGATGCGACCTCCGCCCACGAACTCCCGGCCGTCGATTTAAAGCCCGTAGAGGCCTCTTCATCTCGAAACGGGGCGTGAGGCCGGATTCTGTCATCGCACCCCTTGTTCATCGTGGACACGGCAAAACAGGACGGGATTGGCGCGTGCGGGCGGCGGGGCCGTCGGCGCCACATAAGCGCTTGCTATCCGGCGTCATAAACCGCACCTCTATCCGGCCCGCAGCGGGGATTTGGCGAAACGCGCGCGTACACCTGGCCGAAGGGGGAGAGAAGCCGGGTGGTGCCAACCGTCCCGGCCGTCAAGCGACCGGCACCCCCGCACCCCGGCCGGCCCCGTGCCATGTGGCCCCCTTTCGTGGCACGGGTTACGATCGCGGATTTAAAGCCCGTAGAAGCCCGACCATCTGGAAACGGGGTGTGAGGTCGGATTTTGTCGTCGCGACCCTTGTCCATCGTGGACACGGCAAATTTGGGGTAGTCGTTGGCTCCACCGATCCCGGCGCAACCAGCGTGGACAAAAGAGAACATAAGTGGAACAATCCGGGCATCCGAATCGCAAGCCAGGATTTGTTCGATGCATCATTGTCTCACGCTCGATGACGAGCAGCCCGATCTGTTTGTTGCCACGCCTGCTGATTTGCGCGCCGAAGTGCGCCAGCTCGGTGGCGGCACCCCGCCACGCTATCCGGCGCCGCCGATGGAAGATGAAGAGGAGCGGCCCGATTTTTCGCCAGTTCAGATCGGCGAGGCCCGGCGTGCGACCGAGCGCGCCACGGGAACGGTGAGGATCAGCGTTATTCCACTGGAGCGGATGGTGGAGTTTGCCGAAAAGCGGGGAATGCTATGACCCGGCGCAAGGGCGAGCGCCCGATCCCGAAAGTCGTGAAGCCCTATGGTCCCGATCATCCTGTCGCGCACTGGATTGCCGATGGCGACGGCTGGTTCGATGCCTGGGTCGGGCAAATGTGCACGCCCTATGCGGTGCTGACCAAGAAAACCGGGATCGCAAACGAACGGCTGTTCGAGCTATCATTCGGCGAACCGCCGACGCTGGCCGAGATCGATGCGCTCGCCAAGGTCTGGCTCGTCCCGCCCGAGGGGTTGATCGCGTCGATCGCCGACGCCAGCGCTTGCCAGCCCCTGTTTGGCCCGGCTAAGCGGGGTCGGATGCAATAACGTGCTGGGTGTCCGCTAACGGACACCCAACCGCCGTTCCGCCGCCCCGTAAGAGCGGGGCATGACGAACGCCGCCACCGCCCCCAAACCGATCCGCCTTTTCCGCACCGGGACATTCACGTCGGTCGAGGGCGTGAAGGTCTCGCTCGGCGAGAGCGATCTCGCGTCGATCGCGACCAGCTATGACGCCGACGCCAATCCCGCGCCGCTGGTCATCGGGCATCCGCAACTCAACGATCCGGCCTATGGCTGGGTCGACCGGCTGGCGGTCGAGGGCGACGAGCTGCTCGCCTATCCCAACCCCGAACTGACCGATCCGAGTTTCGCCGAGGCGGTGAACGCGGGGCGCTATGCCAAGGTATCGGCGCAATTCTATCCGCCGGCCCACCCCCACAACCCGACCCCCGACCAATTCTACCTGAAGCACGTCGGCTTCCTGGGCGCGCACGCGCCCGGCGTGAAGGGGCTTGGCCGGGTCAGCTTTGCCGCCGGCGATGCCGGCGATCTCATCACCTTTGAGCAGGAGAAGACCGTGGACCCCATCAATGCCCCCAAAGACCCCGCCGACAAGGATCGGGAAGCGAGCTTCGCCGAGCGCGAGCGGACGGTTGCGGAGCGCGAGGCGGCTGTCGCCGCGCGCGAGAAGGCCGCGGCCGAGAAGGTCGCCGCCGAGCGCCACGCTGCGAATGTCAGCTTTGCCGAAGGGCTGTTCGAGCAGGCGAAGATCAAGCCCGCGGGCAAGACCATGCTGGTCGGCGTGCTCGACGCGCTCGACGGCGATGGCGTCGTCAGCTTCGGCGAAGGCGTCGAGCTGACGCCGCGCGCCGCGCTGATGAAAATCCTCGATCACGCCCAGCCGCTCGTGAGCCTGGGCGAGGCCGCGCCCGACGACGGCAAGGCGCCCGCCGATCTCGACCCCGCCGAGGTCGCGGCCGAAGCCGCGTCGTTCGCCGAGGCGGAAACCAAGGCCGGCCGGCCGACTTCGGTCGCTGCCGCCGTTCGCCACGTCACCAGCAAGAAGAAGGGAGCATAATCATGGCTGGCCTCAGCCCCACGCAGACCAAGAACTTCAAAGCGGAAGCCGCTGTCCCGCGACGCCGCATCGTCAAGTTCGGCGCGGACGAGGGGAGTATCCTCGTTGGTGCAGCGGCCGGCGACAAGATTTTCGGCATTTCGTCGGAGATCGACGCCGCGATCGGCGAGCGGTGCGACGTCCACCTCGCGGGTCTCGCTGAAGCCGTATTCGGCGGCGCGGTCGGTCCCGGCGACTTCGTCACCTCCGACGCCGAGGGGCGCGCGATTGCCGCGGCGCCTGCTGCGGGCGCCAACGCGAACATCATCGGTCAGGCGATGACGGGCGGCGTCCAGGGCGACATCGGCGTCGTCCATATCGTCCCCGGCCGCGTCCAGGGCTGATCCGGCCTGCCCCTCTCTTTTCGATCAAGGAAACCTCATGACGAAGTCCGCCTATCCCATCGATCCCGCGCTTACTGCGATCGCGATCGCTTACAAGAACGCCGGCTATGTCGCCGATCTCGTTTTGCCGCGCGTCCGCGTCGACAAGCAGGAATTCACCTTCCTGCAATATTCGGCCGATCAGTTCTTCAACATCCCGGACACCGCCGTCGGGCGTCGGTCGAAGCCGAACGAGGTGAACCTCGAAGGTCAGGAAGTCGCCGACTTCTGCGAGGACCATGGTCTCGACGGTGCGGTGCCTAACAGCGATGTTGCCAATGCCGACAGCCGTTACGATCCGGTCGGCAACGAGGTGATGTATCTTCAGGAACTGATCGCGCTTGGTCGCGAGGGCCGCGCGGCGGGGCTCGTGTTCAACAATGCGACCTACGATCCCGCGCTTCGCACGACGCTTGCGGGCACGTCGCGCTTCAGCGACGAAACCAGCAAGCCGATCAAGGTGATCAACGCCGCGCTGGACGAACCGCTGATCCGCCCGAACCAGATGGTATTCGGGCAGTCGGGCTGGACGATGTTCCGCTCGCACCCGGAAATCGTCGAGGCTTGCCTCGGCACCGGGGCGAAGAAAGGCAGCGTGACCCGGCAGGCCGTTGCTGAACTGTTCGAGGTCGACGAGGTCATCGTCGGGCAGGCGCGCGGCAATTCGGCGAAGCGCGGGCAGGCGCCGGTCGTTACCCGTCTGTGGGGGCCGCACCTTGCGCTCACTCATAAGGCCCCGGTTCCCGACGCCAAGGGCGCGGTGACATTCGGCGCCACCTTCCAGTGGGGCGATCGCATCGCCGGCCAATGGGAGGACAAGAATATCGGCCTTCGCGGCGGCATCGCCTGCCGCACCGGCGAAAGCGTCCGCGAGCGCGTCGTCGCCTCGCAGGCGGCCTACTTCTTCCAGAACGCCTTCACCATCGGCTGACCGGCTTTCGGGCGCCGCGATCGTCGCGGCGCCCTCTTGCTTCCTCTTTCAACTGGAGAACATCGATGGGTAGCTATCCCGTCCTCGAACGCCTGGACTATAACGGCAAGGTCTACCTGCCCGGCAAGAAGCCGGTGCCGATCGACGATGCCGACCTTGTTGCCGAGCTTCAGGCGCTGAAGGTCATCGGTCGCGTTGGCGGCGACGCCGCGCCCGCACCGGCGCCCGAGCCGAACCCGGCGCCCGAGCCGAACCCGGCGCCCGAGCCGAACCCGGCGCCCGAGCCGAACCCGGCGCCCGAGCCGAACCCGGCGCCCGAGCCGAACCCGGCGCCCGAGCCGAACCCGGCGCCCACTGTGGCTGCCGTGCAAACGGTCGAGCAGATCGTGCGGCTAGGCAAGGCGAAAATGGCCAAAATCGCCGAAGCCGAAACGATCGCGCTGCCCGAGGCCGCGACGGCGAAGGTGATGGCGGAGGCGATCGTTGCCGCGCGCCTGGCGAAGGCCGGTGGTGCCGCGGATGCGTCGCAACAGGGTGATGCATGATCGATCTGCTGTCGCACATCGCCGGTGTCGTGATGTTGCTCGGCGTCATCCTGATGGCGCTGCCCGTCATCCGGGTTGCGCCGTGGGGATATGCCCCGATGTTCGAAGCCGGGTTTGCGCTGTTCCTGCTGGGGGTGATCGCGGCGCTCGTCGGTGCGATCGGCTGGCTGATCGGCACCGGCATCGGGCTGTCGATGCTGCGCTACCCCCTGTCGGGCGCCTGAAGCGTCATGCTGTTCCTCGGATATTTCTATCTCGGCTTCTCGGCGGCCCTGACCTTCATCTTTGCGGGCGTCGTTGCGTCGGCGCCCAAGGCTGAGCGCATCGAGGCGGCGGCTTGGGGGGCGCTGATCGCTGTATTCTGGCCGGTGCTGCTGGTCGCGCTCGCGATCGATGCGGTCATCGCCCGAGGAACGCGCCTTGCAAGGCGGTTGATCGACCGATGAAACTGCTTGTCAAACAGCCGGCAGAGAAGCTGCGCCTTCCCATGGAGTTCGGCGGCGCGTCGACGATCTCGGCGCTCGTCGGCATCGTGGTCGAGCCGCGCGGCCTTATCGCCGACGCGGCCGAGCTGGTCGCCGAGGGCATGATGTTCGCCGACGCGTTGACGCTGGATATCAGCGCCGGCAGCGCCGGCGAACACTATCTGGTGACCGTTACCGTCGACGATGCCGTCGGCGCCCGCGTCCAGGGCGAGGTCGAAGTCGCGGTGCTAGATCTCGCCTGGGCGATGCCGGATGGCGGCGCGCCGATGCTGTCGATCGCGGAATTCGTCCAGCGCTTCACCCTGTCCGAAACCGTCCGCATGACGGACGAGCGCGGCGACGGCCGGATCGGCAAGGACCTGCTCGTCGGCGCGCTCGTCGCGGCCCAGGCGATCGTCGAGGCCGCGATCGGCAGCCGCTACAGCCTGCCGCTCGATGCCGTGCCGCAGATCGTCAAGACGTGGATCGGCGATATCGCGCGCGCGCGCCTCTATCCGAACGGGGCGCCGGAAGGGATCGATGCGCCAGCGAAGGCCGCCATGCGGGCGCTGGAGCGGGTCGAGGATGGCAAGGCGAACCTGCCGGGCGCCACGTCGGCGCCGGCCGGCGACGATGGCGGCGTCGCGTTTCATTCGGGCGGCCGCACCTATCCCGACGGACTGCGGAGGTTCGTGCTGTGAGCGGCGGGCTCGTCATCGGGATCGACACGCACGACGCGCTGTCGCCGGTGCTGCGCAATCTGCGCGAGGCGGCCGGCGACCTGTCGGCGCCGATGGCCGAAGCGTCCGAGGTGATGTTCGACGGCACCCTGCAACGGTTTCAGGACGAGCGCGACCCGCTGGGAACGCCGTGGAAGAAATCGCAGGATGCAATCGACGAGGATCGCAAGACGCTTCAGAAAAGCGGCGACCTCTATAACGCCATCGAGCGCCAGAGCGGGCAGGATTTTGCGGCGGTCGGCGTCTATGGGACGGGCGGCCCCGCCATTTACGGCTGGATTCACCAGGACGGCGGGACGATCCGGCCGAAGAAGGCCAAGGCGCTCAATACGCCGTTCGGCTGGCGTGCCAGCGTTACCATGCCGCGCCGTGCCTACCTCGGCTTTTCGGACGAGGACATCATCGCGATCGATCGCATCCTCGTTCGTCACCTGCTGACGGCGATGAACGAAGGGCTTGCTGCGTGATCCCGGCGCGTCCGATCGTCGAGCGGCTGAAGGCCGAAGGCTTTCCGAAGGTCGAGGGCGTCCTCGAATGGGCCGGGATGAAGGCGGCGCCGGCCTTTAGCCCGACGCTGTTCGTCATCCCTGCCCAGGAAGCGGCGGCGGCGAACGAGACGAGCGGCGGCATCCACGATCAGCGCGTCGCGACCATGTTCCGCGTCGTGATCCTGATGCGGCCGTCGTCGCGGGTCGAGGGCGCCGCGTCCGACGAACTGGAGCAGATCGAGCGGCGGGTGATCGATGCGATCGCCGGCTGGCACCACCCCGACGCGGTCGCCGGGGCGGTCTGCAACTACGCGGGCGGGCGATTGCTGTCCGCTGACGGACACCCAATCGCATGGGCTTCCGACTTTAATACCGCCTGGAGACTGAGGAAAGGACAGAGCTGATGGAGGGTGGCGAACCCGATACCCCCTTGCCGACGGAAGGTGACGCCGCGCCCGCGGCCGCCCCGCGATCGGGCCGGGGCAAGCCGAAAGCGCCCGCGGTAACGCAGGCCGAGCCGACGGCGCCCGTTCCTGTCGACCCCGAGACCGGGCTCGAACTGGATCAATTCGGATTGCCGACGTCCGGCCCGGCACGGAAGCGCTGGCTGGCCGATGCCGGCATCGACGATCCCGCGCTGATCGAACGCGCGGGCGAAACGGAGACTTCGCATGGTTGATATGGTCAAGGTCCTGGTCGCGAAAAAGGAGGCCGTCTATGCCACCGACGCCGCGCCGACGGTTGGTGCGAACGCCATCATCACCCGCAATTTTTCGTCGAAGGCGGTCGAGGTCGATCGGCTTAACCGTAATCTCGACAGCGGCAGCTTCGGCGCCACGCCCGATGCGCCGTCGAACGAGCGGCAGACGCTGGCTTATGAGGTCGAGATGGCTGGGTCGGGCGCGGCTGGAACCGCGCCGGCCTGGATGGAACTGCTGGAAGCATGCGGGATGGCGGCACCGGCGGAGACGGAGGACACCGACGCAGTGCAGCGGTTCGCCGCAGCCAGCGCGACGAAATCCTCGTTGACGCAGCATCACTGGATCGGAGACCAGCGGCGCAAGGCGGTCGGGTGCCGGGGCAATTTCTCGATCAACTGGTCCGCCAACGCCTACCCGTTCATCCAGTTCAACTTCATCGGGATGATCCCCGAAGCCACGCCGTTCGACGTCAACGTGCCGGGCGCGGCCGACATTTCGCGCTGGATCGAACCATTCGAAGTCAACAAGGCCAACAGCTTGCTGGCTCTCGACGGTTTTGCCTGCATCACCCGCAGCCTTCAGATCGACGCCAACATCGACCTGACGATGCGTAGCCTGATCGGGGCGCGCTACGTCCATCTCGGCAATCACCGTGCCACGGGTCGACTGTCCGTCGAGGCGCCGTCGATCGCGACGAAGGACTATCTCAATACTCTGCGCAAGGGCGATCGTGTCGCCCTGACTGCCACGAACGGCACGGTGGCTGGCAACATCGTCGAGCTGGGATGCGCGAAGACGCAGATTCTCGACATCACCGACCGCGAGGAAAACGGCAAGCTGATGTGGGACATGGACCTGCTGCTGACCATCGAGGCCGGGCAGGACGACCTGATCATCACGGCGAAGTGATACCCGAGGGCTGTGATGGCCTGCGGCTGCCGTTCGGGGCGGCGGGGCCTAGCCGACGCACCATGCCGGAGCGAGCGATGGCCCATGTTTGGCCGTCAATCAGGGTCCGGCGCGGGGAGCCGATCATCCCCGCCATAATCTGACAGGAGGCCATCATGGCATATAAGATCGTTTCGCAGGCCAAGGCATGGTGGCCGATCCGCTTCAACGGCGTGACCGAGGACGGCGAGATCGTCGTCAATGAGATTCGCGGCCGGTTTAAAATCCTCGACGAGGATGAGCACATCCAGCTTCAGCTCGACATGTCGACGGCCACGAATGGCGTCGCGACCGATCAGCCCGACGTCAAGATCAGCGACCTCATAGCGCCCTATGTGCTTCGCATTCTCGAAGATTGGGAAGGCGTGACCGAGGACGACGGGAGCGAAAGCGGCAGGTCGTTGCCGTTCAACGAGGACAATCTCAAGCGCATGCTGCGGGTGCCGAACTTCTCGTCCGGCCTCGCGACCGCCCATGCCGAGGTCCGCGCCGCGTCGCCGGAGCGCCGCAAGGGAAACTGAGAGCGGTCGCCCGCGCCTGGGCGTCCGGGCGGGGCGGCCGAACGGAAGAGGCCGACGACGTGGTGACGCAGCAGACCGTCCTTCCCGCGCGCTTCAGGGCGGCGGCCGCCAAGGATGGCGACGAGGTGGAAATCCATCGCGACGACGCGGGCACGGTCGCGCTCTTCTTCCTGCTCGCCACGCAATGGCTGCGCCACCCGTTCACCGGGCACCGGACCGGCCTTGATTATTCCAAGATTCGGCCGACCGCCGAGCTGGCGGGTATCGCCGTCACGCCCGACACATTCATCGGTCTGCGCGCGATGGAAGACGAGACGCTGCTGACCGAGGCCAAGGCCGCGAGATGAGCAACACCGTCACCACCATCCTCGAAGCGCGCCTGCGCGGCCGCGACGACGGGCTTGTCGGCCAGCTCAACACGACCGAGCGCGAAGCGAAAAACGCCAAGGGCGCGATCGACGACCTTGCCGCCTCCGGCAACAAGCTGTCGGCCGCGACCGGCACCGCGGCACGGTCGCAACAGCAGTTGGCGACCGCGAGCAATCAGGCGGGCGCGGCCGTCGCCGCGGAAGGCCGCGCCCATGACGGCGCACTGGCGGCGATGAACCGCCGCCGCGCGGCGCTCGGGCTCGCGGCCGTCAGCACGGCTGACCTCGCGGCGAAGACCGCGGCGTCGACAGCAGCCTTGAATACCGAGCGGGTCGCGACCGATGCCGCGACGGCGGCGAAGACGCGAATGACGGCGGGGAATGCCGCCGCTGCAAGCGGCGTCGCCAGTCTCGGCACTACGGCCGTCGGCACGGCCGCCTCGATGTCGCGGTTCGCCGCCCTCCTGAGCGGAGGCGTCGCGTTCGGGGCCAGCTTCGCTGCCTCGGCCGTGACGGCGTTGATCGCGAAGCTTTTCGAGGGGGCGGATGCGGCCCGAACCGCCGAACTCGCATCGAGCGGCCTTGGCGAAGCGCAGAACGTGCTTGGCCAAATCTTCGACCTGACGACGGGCAAGATCAAAGCCCAGAACGAGATGCTGCTGCTCAACGCGCGCATCATGGCGAACAACCTGCGTATCGAGTCCCTCCAGGCAAAGGAGAAGGGCAAGGATGCGATGGCCGACGCGATGGGATCACCCTACATGGGTTATCTCGGCGCGTTTCAGGACATTTTCAGCCCCACGACCGCCCGCGCGAAGCGGGCCGAGCGGGTGCGCATCGCCGATATCGCGCGCCGGGTCGACGCCGGCGTGCTCGACGGAGCGGCAGCGGCCCGGGAAGCGCGGAGCATCGACTGGTCGACGGCCGGCATGTCCGAGACGGATTTTCTCACGGGTCTGTCCAATGCCGCATCGGGGCGCGCGAAGGCCCGGCTAGCGGACCTGATCGATAGCTCGCTGGATAGCGGCAAGCTGGCGAGCGAATTTCGCACGGCCGGCCCCAAGGCGCGATCGTCGTCGGCTTCGGGCGCGGCGGCCGCGCGGGCGCTCGCCAAGTTCGGGGACAGCGCCGAGGAGAAAATCCAGCGCATCGCCGACGGCTATAACCCGGCGCCGCGCGGGATGGACAAGGCGTTCGCCGACCTGCGCGCCCTCGATGGGCTGATCGCCGACCTCGAAAAGCGCAAGCCGCCATCATTCGAGAAGCTGATCGGCGAGGCGAAAACCGCGCGCGCAGCGGTGATGGAGGGGCTAGCCGACCCGCTCGATGCGATCCAGCAGCGGCTTGTCCCGCTGCCGGACGGCGTGGTGAAGGCGCAGACGGCCGTGAAGGAACTCGACGGCATCATCGCCGTGCTGTCCGAGCGCAAGCCGCCGAACTGGCAGGAGCTGGTCGAGCGCGCCGAGCAGCTCCGCGACGTGGCGGCCGACACCGTCAACGGTCCGCTCAACGACATGCTGAAGGCGAGCCGCGAGCAGCGCGCCGTCCAATTGCTGTTGCTTCAGGGGCGTGAACGCGAAGCCGAAGTGCTGACGCGTTTGCAGCAGCTTCAACGGACCGGGCTGCCGATCAAGGCCGAGCAGCGTCGCGAAGTCGAGCGGATGGTTGCGGCCGAAGAGCGCATCAACGACCTGCTCGACAAGCGGCAGAACATCATCTCGATCTACATGGCGTCGATCGGCGATCTGCGCGGCGCGCTGGAAGATTTGCTCAGCGGCGGCAGCGCCAAGGATTTCGCGCAGTCGATCCGCCAGTCGATCCGCCAGATGCAGGGCCGCATGAGGGTCGAGCTGCTGTTTGGCGACAGCCTTCGCGCGCTGGAGAAGAAGGCGCGTGGCCAGTCGCCGCTTGACCGCGAGATCGCCGACCTCGCGCGCGAAGTCGACGGGCTGGAAAGCGAGACCGAGCGGTCGAGCGCGGCGCTGAAGCTGTTCACCGATGCACTGTCCGCCGCGACCGCCGATATCCACGGCGCGCGCAGCGGCGCGAGCCATGCGCTCGGCGACGGCAGCTTCGTCCGGGTGTTCGGCGGCGCCGACAGCGGGTCCGCCGCGGGCGCGGACGACGAGATCGTCGTCAACGGCTCGCGGCCGCGCCCGCTGGGCGGCGCGATGATGCACGAACAGACCGAGTTCCTGCGCGAGTGGACCCGCAGCGTCACGACTCCCATTACGTCGAAACTCGACGAGATATTCGGGACGAGCTTCTTCGCGAAGATGGAACAGCCGCTTGCCGGCGCGGTCTCGGGCTTCTTCACGGCGGGACCGGCAGGCGGGATATTGGGTGCCGTCAAGGAACTCCCGAACCTTCCTGACACGATGAAGAAGAAGCTCGGGGATGCATTCGAGGGTGCGCAGACGGGGACGATCGTCGCCGGGGTGAGCAAGGCGCTCGGCCTGAAGATGAGCACCACGGGGTCCCAGATCGGCGGCGCGATCGGTTCGGCGACCGGCATACCGGGCGGCGATATCGTCGGTTCGTTCCTGGGCGGAATCGTCGGCGGGCTGTTCAAGAAGACGAAGAGCGGATCGGCGACGATCACCGGCGTCGACAGCGATCCGGTCATCACCGGCAACAACTCCAAATATCGCGCGGCCGCGGGCGAAGCCGCCGGCTCGGTGCAGGCCGTGCTTCAGCAGGTCGCCGATGCGCTGGGGGGCGAGGTCGGATCGTTCAACGTGTCGATCGGGGTCCGCAAAGGCACCTATCGGGTCGACCCGACCGGCGCCGGGCGCACCAAGAATATGCAGTCTTACGGCGACGACGCCCAGGCGGCGGTGATGGCAGCGGCGTTCGATGCGATCGGGGACGGCGGCATCAAGGGGCTTTCAGCGGCGGTGCAACGCGCTTTGCGGTCGAGCCCCGACATCGACAAGTCGGTGAAGGAAGCGCTGAAGGTTCAGGAGGTCGAGCGAATCGTCGCCGGCCTGGGCGGCACCTTGGAAAAGCAGTTCCGGGATTTCGAGGCGCAGGCGAAGGAACGCGTCCGCATCGCGACGCAATATGGCTTCGACGTATCGAAGATCGAGGCGCGCAACGCCGAGGAGCGCGCCAAGCTGGTCGACGACATATTGACCAGCCGCGTCGGGTCGCTTCAGCAGTTCCTCGAGGACATGAAGTTCGGCGACCTGTTCGAGGGGTCGGCATCCGAGCGGCGCGACAAGCTGATCGCCGAGATCGCCACCGCGAAGGCCGATGCCGAGAAGGGAGACGACGGCGCGGCGGACCGGCTCGCCGAGCTGACCCGCAAGCTCGTCGAGACCAGCCGCGATGCCTATGGAACCGCCGGCGAGGAATATGCCAGCGATCGGTCGAACGCGATCAGCACGGCCGAGGCGATCATCGCGGCCGAGAACGAGCGCATCCGTCAGGCGCAGCAGGCGACGCTCGACACCAGCAAGGCGATGCAGGCGCAGGTCGCGCTGACCAACGAACAGAACGATATCCTGTCGGAAATCCGCGCGCTGTTGCGGGCGGGCGGCGTGGCCGCGGTTAGCGGCGGCAGCGGCGCGCGGATCGAGGTCGGGCGGAACGCGCTGCTATGAGCGAAATCTGCTGGATCGAAGCGCGTCCGCGCATTGTCGCCACCGGCGCCGAAACCGTCGTGCGTCTGGCAGGGGGCGGCAGCAGCACGCCCTATGTGCGCGACGGCAACCATTATCGCGCCGGCATCGTGGAAATGCCGCGCCTGAAGGCGAGCTTCGGTTTCGACGACAACGGCCAGACCGGATCGACGATCCCGATCAGCGGCTTGTTGCGCTTCATGCCCGGCGCGGCCGGGCTGGTCGACGAGTTGGCGGCCCATTACTGGCGCGACGCGGCGATCACGGTCGACGCCGGCGACGAGCGCGTCATGGCCTCGCGCCGCCTGTCCGGCACGATCGCCGGCATGGTGGTCAACGACGGGGTTATCGAGCTGACGATCGCGGACCCGAGCAAGCGGGTCGACAAGCCGCTGCTTGGTCCGAGTTTCACCGGCGAAGGCGGGATCGAAGGACCGACCGAGGCGGCGGGGCGACCGAAGCGGCGGAGCTGGGGCCGCGTCTTCAATGTCGAATGCCGCCTGCTAGACAAGGTCAACAATATCTACGAATGCGGCGATCCGGCGCGCCCACTCGCGGAAATCAGCGCGCTCCGCGACAAGGGGCGAGCCGGCCCAATCGTGATCCAGCTTTGGGCAGGAAGCATCGCCGAAACATTCGCGGCGCTTCAAGCTGCGCCGGCGCCGGAAGGCGGCGGCGTCGTCGCGCCGTCGATCGCATGCGTCAAATGGTGGACCGTTCCGGCCGGCCCGTTGACGGCCGATATCCGGGGTGAGACGGCGGGCGGTTATGCTGAAACAGTCGTATCGATCGCGGCCCGCGTGCTGTCTGCGATCGATGGCCCGACGTTTGCGGATCAGGCGGCCGCCGAGGCGTTGCGACCGGCAATATGCGGAATCCACGTCGATTCGACGAGCGACACCGCTGCGCAGATTCTCGACCGCCTGTTCCTTGGCGTCTCGCTGTTCTGGGTGCTGCAACCCAATGGAACGATCCGCGTCGGGGAATGGGCCTGGGGCGCTCCGGTCGCGCAATTCGATGCCATCTATCTCGGTCGCGAGCGGCAACTTCCCCCGGTGAAATCTCGGCGTGTCGGCTATCGGCGCAATCATAGACCGCATGGGGCTGCCGAGATATCGGTCGCCGCTACAGGAAGTTTTCTTGTGCGGCCGACTCCATCTTCGGCGGCGACATCAACACCCGGACAGTTTTGGCAGGACCTGAACGGCCTCTATTGGCGTCGCCGCGACGATGTCGGCGTGTCGATCGGCGGGGTTTCGATCGCGATCGGAGGCGTCGCGATCACAATCGCCTGGACACCGAACGACGCGCAGCCGGTGCGCGATGGGCTCGATGCTGTGCAGGCCGCTGCGTTCGCGGCGACCCAAGCGGCAGCGCAACTCGCGCGCGACGCGCAAGCTACAGCCGACGGGAAAGTCCAGAGTTTCTATCAGGCGACGGCCCCAGCGGCCGAGGGCGTCGGCGACTTGTGGTTCGATACTGCCAGCGGCAACCGCCAATATCGATGGTCAGGCACAGCCTGGGTGGCTGTGCAAGATGGCCGCATCGGCGACGCGCTGACCGCCGCCGCTGGCGCACAAGCGACGGCCGACGGCAAGGTTACGACATTCGTCGGCGAGGGCGCGCCGACCGCCGAAGGTGTCGGCGACCTGTGGTTCAAGCCGTCGACAGGCTATCTGAAGCGCTGGTCGGGTTCGGGCTGGGACGATGTGGCAACCATCGGCGCCACCCCGGCGCAGATCGCGAGCATCGGGCAGGCGCTGTCCGACGCGACCAATGCCCAGGCGACGGCCGATGGAAAGGTCGAAACCTTCTATCAGGCGGCCCCGCCCATGGGGACGATCGGCGACCTGTGGTTCGACACGGACGACGGCAACAAGCAATATCGGCACGACGGGTCGGGGTGGGTCCCGGTGCAGGATGGCGCGATCGGCGATGCGTTGACGGCGGCGGCCGGGGCGCAGGCGACGGCCGATGGCAAGGTCACGACCTTCGTCGGCGAAAGCGAACCGGCGGCCGAGGGCGATGGCGACCTGTGGTTCAAACCTTCGACGGGCGAGCTGCGGCGCTGGTCCGGCTTGGCATGGGGCGATCCGCTGGTCGACCTGACCGCGACGGCGCAGATCAATGTCATCCCGCCCGCGTCGATCACGCTCTATCGGACGTGGCAAGCCGCCGTGAAGCCCAACCAGCTACCGATCACCGTAACGCCCGAGGTGACGCGCGGCGGGGTCGACAGGCGCACCCACGACAGCATCTCCTATTCGGTCACGGGCACCGGCGGCCTCGCCGGCAAGGTGTCCGTCAACAACACGAACGGCAGCAGCAGCAAGGGCGAGATCACGCTCGCCGACACGATCGAGGCGGCGGGGTCGATTCAACTGTCGGTGTCGTCCGGCGGCCTCGCGGTCGGGACCTATGTCACGCAAGTTCTGACCAGCGACGACAATCCCCCGGTCGACAACGGCGCGGCAGGTGGCACCGACAGCACGTTGGAGGCGGTGAGCTCGACCAGCTATACGGTGCTGACCGGGCAGGACGTCGGCGATCCGGTCATGGACGTTGCGATCGCGTCAGGCCAGACGCTGCGGTGCACCGCCAATTTCTATTACCGCAACAATTCGTTCGGCGCGCGCTACATGAAGTGCAAGGCCGAATATTCGGCGGACGGCTCGACCTGGCTGCCGATGAACAGCGCGCTGCCCGAATATGAGGGGACGGCGGCGGAAAAGCTGATCGAACCGGTCGAGTTCGTCGAAGGCCAGATGGCCTACACCTTCACGAAAACCGGCCTTTCGGCCGCGACCTACAAGGTTCGCCTGCTCGGTCGGCTGACCAGCGGCGCCGGCACCCTCACCCCCACGCGCGGCGGCGTGACCAGTTCAAGAGCATAGGAGACAGCAATGGCGGACGATCTTTGGTCCTCGCTCAACCGCATACTGGCGCCCGCGCCCACCGACCGGATCGGCGCGTCGACCGGTGCGAATGCGGGCGGCTATTCGGAGCGCCGGGAGTTCATCTACGAAGCGCAGCCGGGCAAATATGTCGCCGGCGACGCTGCGCCGAATTATCTGCTCAACCTTGCTGCGGGCGCCACGGCGCGCGGCATCGTCGCCGACTTCAATACGACCGGCAATGTCGGTGCGATGATCAGCTTCACGCAAAACGGCGTAACTAACAACTGCTTCGGCACGGTTCCCGGCACCGGCGATTTCGGCTGGTATGTGAACCGTAACGGCGTCGCCGACGGCGTGATGCTGATGCGCCTGGACGCCGGGGGGAGACTGGCGCTGAGCCCCTTGACGCCGCCGGCCCGTTTGACCGTATCGTCCCTAAACTACGCCGCTAACCCGGTGCCGGGAGTGATCAACGACAGCGTTGCCGCCTTTATCACCAACAACGTGCTCACCTATGGATTGAGCATTGGTGTCGCCGGCTCCGGAGCGACCTGGTTGCAATCGCAGCGCCGCGACGGGCTTACAACGACATATTCGTTGCTGCTCAACCCTGAGGGCGGCGATGTCGGGATTGGCACCAATGCGCCACTTGCTCGTCTTCACGCCAAGTCTTCCGGTGAGATAATGCGCCTCGAAACGACGGCTGCACCGGGCGCCGGCAATGCGTTTGTGAGCTTTTATGATTCCGGTGGCCGAAAGGGATTTTTCGGTTACGGCGGCTCTACCGAGACGGTTTTTCTCATGAACGAGAAGAACGGGAATCTTGAATTAGGCACCAATGCCATCTCGCGCTGGTATATAGAAAGTGCCGGCCATTTTACGCCTGTAGCCGACAACGCGTACGATGTCGGTTGGTCGTCGGGGCGCATTCGAGGCCTTTACCTCGGCAGCAATCCAATCGTTTCGTGCGACGTGCGCCTAAAGCGCTATCGCGCAGATACTGACCCCACCGCTGCGGAGCATGCCGCCGCGCTCGAATGCTTCGAGGCGTTCGGCTTCTTCCAGTTCCTCGATTCGATCGCTCTCAAAGGCGAAGACGGCGCCCGGTGGCATTTCGGCCCGAGGGCGCAACAAGTGTGGGCGGTCTTTGCAAGCCATGGCCTGTGCGAGCCGCTGGACGAGAACGGCTTGCCGCCAGAGGGCAGCATCCCGCCAGCCTTCCTATGCTTCGATGCATGGGACGAGGAAACCGAAGAGGTGATGGAGGAGATCGAGGTCGAGAAGACCCGCGTCGTCCAGCGTCAGAGCGATATCATCGACCCGGCAACGGGCGTCCCGGCGATGGTCGAGGAGACGGAGACCTATACCGAGATCGAATTGCGCCCGACCGGCGAAACTCGCGTCACGCGCGCGGCCGGGAACATCTTCATGGTCCGGATCGACCAGCTCCTCTCGCTGATGCTCGTCGCGCTCAATGTGGAACGCAAGGCGCAGGCGACGACGATCGCCGACCTTGCCACGCGGCTCGCGGCGCTGGAGACCGTGTCGTGAGGGGCGCGCTGATCCTCGCGGCCGCGCTGCTGCTGACAGGGTGCGACCAGTCCGAGGCGGCCGACGGCTATGCGTTCGAGGCGGCGACGATCTCGCGCGATCGGCCGAATATCCGCATCGTGCCGCACCGCTCGCTCGCCGAGCTGCGCGCTGCGGCACCGAAGGGCATCTACGACGCCGATAAGGCAAAGCTAATGGCTTGGTCGATCATCCGTCCCGACGAGTGCGAGATGCATATCGTCGAGCCGGCGGCTTCCTATCAGCCAGAGTGGATCGGCCACGAGTTGGTGCACTGTATCCGGGGGGAGTGGCATCGGTGACTCTTGTCGACCCCAACTATGCCGCCTGGCTTCAGAGCGATGAACTGGAGGCGGCTGCCGAGAACGCCGACGCTGCTAAATGGGGCGACCTCGCGATCGACACGCGTATCGCTACGGCGCTGATCTACGCTGAGGACGCTGAGGACGAGGCCAGTCGCCAGCTCGCCTTTCGGCCGGGCCCCCTCGATGTCGAGTGGCTCCGGGTTTCCGGGCTGCACGTCGACATGATCGGCCGCGTAGTGACGCTTCGCGCCAACAAGGGCGGGTATGAGGCCGGCGTCGATGTTTTCGTGCTCGCGGCCGACGAGACCGACAAGGTCGGCGGCACCAAATTCCTCGTGCTGCGGAGGGCATGATGGCGGTCGGACTCCTGATTGCGCGGCCGATCGCGTGTACGGTGACGGCAGGCGGCTCGGGGGCCGCCAACCTGCTGACACCCTCGCCGCGCGAAATCTGGATCGCGGGCGGCGCGGGCGCGCAGGCGATCGACATCGACCTGTTGTCAGCGCAGCCGGTCGATTGCTTCTATCTGGGGTTCACGAACGCCCTCGCCGATGCGGTCTGGACGATCCAGAGCATCGCGTCGATCGGCGGCGCCGCGACAGCGACACACGTCGACGCGCAGCCTGTGCGGTTAGCGGGCAATATCCGCGATCGCTTCCCCGCGTTCGTTCGATTCGCGGCGCCGGTGACGGGGCGATATTTCCGCGTGACCGTCAGCCAAGCTGCGGCGCCTTTCGAGATCGGCAATCTCGTCCCAGGGCTCGCGATCCACTGGCCATATGAATATGGGGGCGGTCGCTTGCCGATTGATACGTCGCGCGTCGAGCAGCTCCCCGACGGCGGTTTTGGCGTCGATCCCGGAATCGTGAAGACCGGCTTCCAGTGGCGGTTCGTCGATCTCGATGAAGAGACGCGTGAGAAGCTGTGGGCGATCGCTGAAGACCGTGGCGAGCACAAGCCGCTTGTCGTTGTGGAAGGGCCGACCTATCCGCCGAAGGCAACGGCTGTTCACTACGCCATCTTCCGGCGCTTCGAGCCATATGAACGCGAGGACGCGGCGGCCACCAAGTGGGCGCTGACCGTCGAAGAGTGGCGTTGATGTCCGCCAGCGGACACCCAAGGCGCGCTAACGGCCACCGTATCATGCGCGGCATGCCTGTTTCCCTCTTCTCGCGGCCGAAGCTCGTAAGCCACTGGCGCCTGTGGTGGTGGCGCTGGTCGACGTGGCTTGCGGGCCTCAACGCGGCCCTGTGGGCGAACCTGACGGCGAAGTCGGGGCTGTTGCTCGGCTTCATTCCCTTCCTACCCGCCAATTGGCGAGGCGTCGCCGTAGGTGCGACCTTCGCGATCGCCTTCATCGTCCCGGTCCTCGTCGTCCATATCCGGCAGGCGAAACTCGCGGAGGCCGCGAATGAGCCCGGATAAGGCTCCGCCGCCCCAGCCCGTCGAAACGGGCCGCTTCGGCAAGGCGGGGACTTTTGCGGCGCTGTTTGCTGTGATCGGCGCCGCGACGGCGATCGTCGTTCCCGAAACCCAGCGCTGGGAGGGGCGCGAGTATGTCGCCTACCGCGACATCGCGAACGTGTTGACGATCTGCGATGGCGACACGACGAACGTCCGCGCAGGCCAGCGTGCCGACGACGCGGAATGCGACAGCCGCCTCGCAAAGGGGCTCGTCGCTCACGCGAAGCCGGTAATGCGGTGCGTTCCGGGACTTGCGGCGCCGGAGCGCCTCCAGCAGCGCGCGGCCTCGGTCGTTCTCGCCTATAATATCGGGCCGACCGGCTATTGCGGCAGCTCGATCGCACGGCGTTTCAATGCCGGAGACTGGCGCGGAGGGTGTGATGCCATCCTCCTTTGGAACAAGGCGCGTGTCCCCGCCAATCAGGTGGAGCGCTATCGGAAACGCGGCGAGGTCTGCACACGCCAACCCGATGGCCGCTGGCTGTGCACCGTCCGGGGCTTGACCAACCGGCGCGAGGCCGAGCGCAAGATTTGCCTGACGGGTCTGTCGTGATCGGGATGCTCGCCTACTGGCTCGCCCAAAAGGTCGATCCGCGCCTCGCGCGCCCGCTGGCGTGGGCGATCACGATTCTCGGGGCGCTGCTGCTCGCCGGCGGCGCCTTTGTCGCATGGCGCGGGGCGCATGACGCCAAGGTCATCGAGAACCACGAGGCGAAGACGTCGGTGAAACTGGAGCGAACGGGCCGGCAGGCCGACGCCTCGGCTGCCCAGCGCGCGGCAGCGCGGCGACGGGCCGAGGCACAAGCAAGGAAGGATTTCGACAATGCGACCGCGGGCATTCCCGACAACGGTCTTAGCGATCGTCAGCGCATCGATTTGTGTGGCGAGCTGCGCGACGGCGGGGTCGACACATCTGTCATCCCCGAGTGCCGTGATGTTCGAGCAGGAGCGCAAGCCGCTCCCTGATGTTGCCATCCTCCGGCAGAACAGCGAGGAGGGAAATCGACAGCATCAGCGGAACAAGGACGAGTGGGGTCAGCGGGGCTGGGACAAGCTCAATGATGTCTGTCGATGGTTTGAGGATCACGGCGTGAAGGGGCTGCCCTGCCGGCACGATTAAAGCCCCGATCAGGCTCTTTGAAATGTGAATTACGCGAGGAATTTCCTCCACAGTGATCCAGGCATCCGTGCTTGGCCGCCCTCCCATGTTTGCCAAGTGCGCGCGGACACTTCGACTATACGCGCAGCCGCTTCCTGGGTGAGAGCACGCCGCCTTCGTTCGCTTCGAATTTCCTGCGGATCGGGCGCTGCCGGGGCGGCAGCATCTGCCGGCAAAGAAAGTGTCTCACGCCAGCAATCCCATATGTCCGGCGGCATCCCGTTCACTCCACGCTCCCAGCGCTGCCAAGTGCGCCGCGCGACCCCCGCGCGGAAGGCAGCCGACTCTTGGGACAAGCCTGCGGCTAGGCGAGCTTGCTCAATTTCTGCTGGGGTGGGGCAGGCCCCCGAAAGGGTGGTCTTAGGTCGGCCTCGATTGATCATGCGGCCAGTCTATTTCAGGTAGACTTATGCGTCAATATATCGCGCCGATAATTCGTATTATTGGCGGGAGTTTTTGTCGCAGATTTTTGGCGCGCTACACAGATTTTTGGCGCGCTACACCGATGCGCCCGGCATGTCGCTCGGCGCGCCATTTGTTCATGAAATGTTCCACGCGGCATTCGACGCTGCGCCCCACCGCGCGTCCGCCGCGCAGGTCGCTGACCAGCCGCGGATCGTGGACGGCATCCCGACCGAGAACGCTCGGTGGCATCCGCGATTCCGTCAGAAAGGCCTCGATCCGTTGCAGCAGCGTCTTTTCCATTGCGTTCCTCCCTGTCGACATCCGGTAGCGGGCGAGTCGCCTTTAATAGGATTTTTCCTATTTGAGATAGGATTTCCTACTTGTCTAGGAAAATTCCTGTTGCTACATGCGAAATAGGAAGGAGCCCGCTGGCCGATGACCGATTTCGACGACGATCCACGTGCCGCGCTCGATCGCCTCCTGCAGGAAAGGGGGATCGACTATGCGCAGCTTTCGGCGCGCATCGGGCGCAACCCCGCCTATATCCAGCAATATATCAAGCGCGGTTCGCCGCGCCGGCTGGCGGAGGAGGACCGTGCGCGGATCGCCGCCTATCTGGGCGTGGCCGAAGCGCTGCTGGGCGGCCCCGTGCGCCGCGTCGCCGCGCCGGTGCCGCAACGCGGCGGCGGCGATATGGTGCTGGTGCCGAAGTTGGCGATCGGCGCCTCGGCCGGCGCGGGCGCGAGCATCGACGGCGAGCCGGTCGAAGGCGCGGTGGCGTTCGATCCGCGCTGGCTGCGCGACCTCGGCGCCGACCCGCGCGCGCTCAGCATCATCCGCGTCGCGGGCGATTCGATGGCGCCGACGCTGGGCGACGGCGACGATATATTGGTCGACGGCAGCGACGCGGCGACGCTGCTGCGCGACGGCATCTACGTCCTGCGGATGGACGATGCGCTGATGGTGAAGCGCGTCGCGCGCGCGCCGGGGGAAGGGCGGATTTCGGTGATCAGCGACAATCCCCACTATCGCAGCTGGGACGATCTGCCGATGACCGCGGTGCAACTCGTCGGCCGCGTGGTATGGACCGGGCGCCGGGTGCGCTAGCGCCCTCGCTTTGCGTAGAAGGTGAAGGGGTCAAGCCGGTGCCACGCCGGGATGCTCGCAGAGGCCGTCTTATCTCCCCTCCCGCTTGCGGGAGGGGTCGGGGGTGGGCCGGCGACGTTGCAAATGCCCACCCCGCTGCGGCTAGCGAACAAGTTCGCAAGCCTCGCTGCCCCTCCCGCAAGCGGGAGGGGAACGGCTTATATGCCTTGAAATAAAGTTACGCGTTCGCGCAATGCCCCGAATCACGCTACATCGGTTCAGCCATCACCGCTTCGATTTCGTGGCTCAGCACCTCGGCGCGCTGGCACTGGTCCTGTCGGCCGTCGCGGCATTTCTGCGCCGCCTTGTCGCGCTGGCGCGTCAGCTTGCCGACGCGTTCCTCGCGCTGGCGCAGGGCGCGGCCGCGGTTGCGGTCGGCTTCCTCCTGGCTGGTCGTCGACCAGTCGGCGACCTGGCCGACTGCCTTGACGGGAGCGGTCACCACCGTCTTCACCGCGCTTACGCAGCCGGCGAGCAGCGGGGCGACCGAAAGGGCGAGAAGCATTGCACGCAT